GACGCCGAGCCGATTGCCGCAACTTTCCCTCGCTGGCGCGCGATTGTCCCGAGCGCGCCTTATGCGCACGCGATGACGGCTAAGCATGGATCATATCAGCTTGACGGATCTAAGCTGGCGGTTTTCAACAAGATCGGCAACGTTCTTGGGTTAGGATCTCCTATGCAAGTCTACAATGCGGGCGGACCTACCCTAATCTATTTCGCAGAGGATATTGGCAATTCGCTCGGCCTCGTCATGCCCATGCGGGTCGCTCACGATCCAAAAGTCAATTTTCGCCCGGAGTGGATATAATGGAACAGCTTAAAGTCTTGATGCAGGAACTGAACCTCTCCGTGCCAGACGTCGCGCGCTTGGCCGGGGTTCACGTCTCGACCGTGTTCCGCTGGCTTAGCCGGAAGTCGCGGGTTCCAAAGACGGTCCTGGCAATGATGCTGCTTATGCTTGATCTCCGGGATGCGAGGCGATGAGCTGGTTTGAATTAATCTGCTGGGTTCTGTCGAGAGCGGCGCTCGTCGCCGCTCTCGTGATGTGGGCCGTGATCTCATGGATCCGGCAAATGCCAGATGAAGATTGGAATCATGAATGAAAGTCCTTGTCGCCTGCGAATTTTCCGGCGTTGTCCGGGAAGCTTTTCGACGATGCGGACACAACGCATGGTCCTGCGATCTGCTGCCCGCTGATGATGGGTCCGAATATCACATCCACGGCAACGCAAGGGAGGTGCTCGATGGCCAATGGGATTTGCTGATTGCTCATCCGCCTTGTACGCGGTTGGCCAACAGCGGCGTGCGGTGGCTCCAGGAGCGAAATCTGTGGAACGAACTAGATGACGCCTGCGCGTTGTTCAGGATGTTTCTGAATGCGCCCGTACCGCGCATATGTGTCGAGAATCCAATCCCGCACAAATACGCTATCCAGCGAATTGGCGCGGAATATACGCAGGTCATACAGCCGTAGCAGTATGGACACGGAGAGAGTAAGGCGACGTGCCTATGGCTGCGCAACTTGCCGTCCCTGAGGCCGACCAATGTTGTCGAAGGGCGCGAGCAACGCATTTGGAAATTGCCACCTGGGTCCAACCGATGGAAGAAGCGGAGCATTACGTATGCCGGCATCGCCGCTGCGATGGCGAGCCAATGGGGGAACATCAATGATGTTGCAACTTAACCCGACAATCCCCGTCTGGGTCGAGTCCAAAGACGGCTCGTGGCCGGGCGGGAACGGATACGCTGTCGCGTTAATGGATTATTCACAGGAACATAATACCTTGTGGTTAGTCGCGATGGACAACAACGGGCAAATGTGGTGGGTTCCGCAGTTGCACGTCAGGATGCAATTCAATCCTAGCATGGGAAGAATAAAATGAAATTTGTGATTGATATTACATTGTTCTTCGCTGAGACGGTCGGAGGCGCGATGGCGATAGGGTCGATTTGTTTCGGTGTCTATTGCGTCGCTTATTGGATAGGTGGTTAGCCGTGTCGAAAAAAACTGGCAGACCAGTCGGAAGGCCAACATTGTATAGTGAAAAATTGGTCGACAAGATATGCAATCGCCTGTCAAATGACGAGAGTTTGCGAAACATATGCTCTGATCCGTCAATGCCTGAGCGTGTTACGGTTATGCGATGGCTTACGAAATATCCAGATTTTGTTGCCAAGTATATGCGTGCGCGCGATACTCAAGCGGATAATGTGTTTGAAGATATGTCAAATATAGAGCAGCGCGTATTAGACGGAGAGCTAGACCCAAACGCGGCGCGCGTAGCATTGTGGTCAAAACAATGGCGCGCGTCCAAGTTGGCTCCTAAGAAATACAACGACAAGACTATGATCGTTGGAGGAGACGGCGGCGCGGTAAAGATCGAACGCACGAATGTGCTTGACATCACTGCGCTCGATGACGATCAACTTGACGCGCTCGAAACGGCCCTGCGCACGACTGTCCAGCAGCTGGCCGGGCCTAAGACGATTGAAGGCGAGATTGATAAGGGCGACGATGATGCCGATGAAAAATGAAAATGCAAAAACTCCGACTGCCGACGACGTGGCTCAAATCATAGTGGCAGCGGCGCGCGCCGAGGGCGAGGATCCGCTGGCGGTCGCTCAGGGCCGCTGGCGATGCCGATCGAGAGTCTACGCGTTTATTTCGCTCGGAGTCGATTTCCCCGCCGCGCCTCGCATCAGCCTGATGCGAATGTGTGGTGCGCCGCCAGGGCATGAAGGCTCGATGATCGTATCGGCGCTACAGATCGCGCGCAGGATCAGAGGCCGAGCCGTGACATGGTATAGTGTCGCGCGCCTCAACGATATTCGCGCAGCGATTGGTCTGCGGTCGGTGACGATTGACGAAGCCGAAATGCGCCGCATCCCAATCGACGACGCCAGCGACGACAATGGCCGGAAAAGGCGCGGCGGTTGGAAAAACCTTGTCGGGGAGGCTTGAAATGACGCGCATGGCGCATTGGCACGCCGAAGCGATTCGCATGATCGACGAGGGTGCGAAATACCGGGAAGTCGCGGAGAAATATAATGTCACGGTGCAGGGGGTCATTTGGGCCGTCAACTATTCCGCGACCGCGCGCGGCGTGCAGCCTCCCTCAGAGGAGGAGCGCGCGTCTCGCGCTGCGGATCGGATTCAGCGACGAAAGGCGCGAGCGCGAGAGAAATATCGTCTTGCCAAAGGCATTGAACTTGGGGCACCATTACGCCCTGCGCCGGACGAGGATACCGCACGTCGTCGAGCGGCGTGGCGCAGATATATGAAAACATATCGAGATAAGACGAAAGCCAACACTATTGAATGGGATATAAGATGAGCAAAGCAGTCATAGACGCAAGAACGGCACGCCTAATAGAACTATGGAACGCCGGGAAAACGAGGCGGCAGATCGCAGATGAAATAGGCGTCAGCTTTAGTTATATGAACACCATAATCCACCGCCTTCGAAGAGAAGGATGTAAGGATTTGCCTTATAGGCAATGCCCGGAGTATCAAAAAGTAAATGCGCCTGTAAAAACACACAAATGCGATAGATGCGGAAAGATAGAAGAAAAGAACGACAATGGTCCTAAAGTGACATGGCGCGTTTCTTTTACCGAAAGACATTATGGGAGACGCTTCAGCCGACTTCATTGCAAGATGTGCACATCTTGCAATGAAGAAATGGGGAGGCTCCGCAATGAGCCAGTTTGCGAATGACGATCCCTCCCGCAGTTCTAGCCGCGTATAGGGCGCGCGGTTATTCCCAGGCGCAAATCGAGGCGGCGATAGCGGCAAAAGAACGCAAGGCGCGAGCTACGCCTCCTCCGGCCATCGCTGCGCCGGTTCAGGCTAAGGCCCCTCCCCCGCCTCCTCCCCCGCCTCCTCCTCCGCTTCCGCCGCCAGTAAGCCCCGCGTCCGCTCCTCAACCGCCGTCTCCACTTCGAGCGAGGACCCATTTTTCCAAAGCGCCCGACATCCTGCGCGAGGTTGCGAGCTATTACAATCTGACGCTGGATGATCTGATATCGCGAACTCGGCATCGCCGACTAAGCCGATATCGCCACATTGCCATGTATCTGGCGTATCGCATGACGACGGCTAGCTTTCCGCAGATCGCCAAATTGCTGTTCAGGGATCATACGACGATCATGCACGGCGTCGACCGCATCGAAATGGCGATCCGAACCGACGAGCGCGTTGCCGAGGAGGTCGAGGCCATTCGACTGTCAATATGGCACAAAAGGGGGATCAAATGACGCCAAAATAATTCTCAAAATGCGCTTGACTCGCGAAATGCGATGTGGTAGAAAAGATGCATGGTCGCTGATGACCGAAATGGAGATTGAAAATGCAGACCGCTCACGTTGCCACGGTCAACGCCTTCGAGAATAAGTCTGGTAGCTGGACTGGCGTTATCTGCAACGAAATTACGCGGGAAGTTATTCGCAAACGTTTCTCTACCAAGTACGAGGCTCGCAACTGGGTTCGCATCAAAGCATGGGACATGTTTGGCCCGATTTCCTTCGCCGAGATCCGCCGCAAAAATGAGTATTGCGCAAACTGTTTGAAGTAAGCATAATGATATTGTATAACGTCTACCCCAACCGCCGCGCCGCCGAGGCCGATCTGCCAATGGTGCGCGCCCTGCACGACGACGGCGCAATCGTCTTGCGCATCAGCAAGACTTGGTGCATACTTCTGCCGCCCGGCTGAGTCTAGACGGGCATTTCAACGCGAGACTCGGGCGGCCAATGGCCGCCTTCTTTTTATGTCATAGGGGTTTAGATCGTGATTAGGTGCAGGGCCTTTGTCGATACCATTCGAGCGCCGGGGCCGGTCGGGCTCGGGATGTA